AATTTTATAATACTTAGAGTGAAGAGATGGAATATTAATAGACTCTTGGTGTAAATTGTCTGGATCTATTTTTGAATCTTGTTCCCATAATCTTTGAATTTCGTCAATGTCCATAAATCAATATTTTCTAATATTATAAATTGTGTATTTAAATACTACTTCTGCTTCTATGTAATTTATTTGAGTTTCTTTTGCATTGAATTCTATAGAAGTTAATGATGTTGGAAACATTCCTTGGAATGTTACAGAAGCAGTCGGTTGATAATTGCTGTTATATATCAACAATGTCCCTTCAGATTGTCCACTGAGTGCCGTTTGTTTTCCTGGAGAATACGTATCATTATCTAATAATTCTTGATATTCTTCTGCTGATTCTGGATACCCAAATCCTCTCAACCAGTTATGAATAATTAAATAATTTTCCATATCTTCGTCTATCATAAAACGAAGAGTAAAATCATTATAAGTTAATTTATCTCCAGGAATAGGTATATCCTTTAAGTATGTTGGTTGAACAGCAACCCCCAAATTTATACCAGGAATTGAGGCAGAATTGGAGAAAAAATCTACCTTTGGTTCTTTAGATAAATTAAATTTAAACCCAACTGGGGATAAAAAATTTCTATTAGAAATTTGTCTTTGTAACGGAGATGCTTGATCCATATCCAAGATATCAATCTATAGTAATATTTATTTGCATAAAAAAAGAGGGTCCGAAGACCCCCTTAATTTCCTTAGTGATAAATCACATTAGGTTGTCAACACGTACTCTTCTGTAGTAACGGTTGCTGTTTGCCTCAAGACGGCCAAGACCAGCATTAGTACCTTCAGCAAATGGGTTTGCAACGATACCATAACGGGTCTTAAATCCGATTTTTGGCTGGAAGCTGTTCTCACCAACTGCACGTACCATCTGGAGAGGTACATATGGGCAGTAGAAGAGACCTGCATCATAAGGTGAAGAACCCTTATAACCAACAACGTAGTACTGGTTAGCACTGTTGTTTGCTGCATATGGGTCAATGTAAACCTTATAACGACCATTGAGAACACCTGCGAAGGTGTTGCCAGTGTCATCAACGTTAAGGTTTGCATTAAGTGCAGGGGTGTAGTCAAGAAGTCCTGCGTGGGTGAGTGCGGAAGCAACGTCTGCAGAGCAGAGGATCATGTTGCCCTTTCCTCTACGAGTTCTTTGTGCAATCTGGTTTGCATCACGCTCGATTTGGAAGATAAGACCCTTAAACTTCTCAACTGACCAACGACCGTTGGAATCAACGTCTAGGTCAAATACACCTGAAGTTGCTGTGTTTAGAGTTGCACCCTGCTCAGCAATCTTGTAGATGGTTCTGATAACTTCACGGTTGATTTCAGCAAGAATCTCTGTTGAGAGAATATTTGCTAACTCAGCCTCAGCATTCAGACCATGGATTGCCTTGAGGTCTTGTGCAAGCTCTAGTGAGTACTCAGCCTTAAGTGCTCTGGACTTTGCAGTAACGGTGACTTTCTCAATTGAGAATGCCATCTCGTTGAATGCAGAAGATCCACTGCCATCAAGTGCTTCTGACTCTGAAGTGCTCATACCCTGACCTACATCGTAGGTTCCACCACCTGGGGTGAGAACACCTGGGTTTGAGCCTGTTTGTGTGGTAGAACCAAATCCAGCACCTGGATTGGTCATACCAGCAGTGTTTCCATAACCAGCATTCTGACCAGAGAATGCGGTATCTGCTTCGTTGAATAGTGCTTCTGCACCGTTCTGATCAACATACTTCGAACGCATTGCGAAGATGAGACCAGTTGGAGCATTCATTGGTTGAACGCCTGCGAGGTCATATGCGACCAAGTTAGGCATTGAACGACGAATGAGTGAAATTAGAACTGGATCAAAACCTGCAACAGGTGATGATGCTCCACCACTGAATCCTGCAGCACCAGTTGCTGATGGATCAGTATTTACAGTTGGAGTTTCGTAGAGGAACTCACGCTCTTCACGGAGTGCTCTCTCTTGGTTTTCTAGCAGGACGGCAGTAACTGCTCTACGGTGGGAATCTCTGATTTCACCTAGACCATTATAGTCTAGAAGTGGAGCCCACTTTTCCTGCAGATGTTCTGCGTTGAACATTTGCATTGTTTTTACCTCTTTATGGAAATTGTTAGTTTGATTTTGTTATGATATAAAAATCACTTTTTGGAAACTCTCTCAAGTGCCTGAAGATAAGCACCCATTGTTCCAGTAACTGGTTGTGAGTAATCAGTCTCTTCAGCCATATAATCTTGAGTGCTTCTCTGAGTAACTACATTAGATGGGAAATATGATTCCCTCAATGCGACTAGTTTCTCACGATAGTCTTCTTCACTACCAAACTCAACATTTTCTGCAAGAGAAGCAAGCTTGTCTTTCTGTGAAAGTGCAAGTCCTTCAGAAACTTCCGCAAAAATTACGTCAGTTACTGATTCTGCTAGTCTCTTATTTAGAGCAACATTTCTTTCGATTTGCTCGTTGAGTTTTGTCTCCATTTCATCAAGTTTATCTACCATGCTCTCAAGCACATCATATCTATCTTCAGGGATTGTTACATAATGTTCTTCAAAAAGACCCTTCATTCCTTCAAGGAATGATTCGGTCATATCAGTCTTGATTCCTTGCTCAACTGCAAGTGCATTCTCCTGAATCCACTCGTCAGCAACATACTCAAGGTAGGAATCAATTCTGTCAGTTAGTTCTTCTTTGATTGCTTCGACTTCTTCCACAAGTCTCTGCTCATAATGATGTGAAATTGCTTCTTCGATTTGCTGAGTTCTAGCATTCAAAGCAGCTTCAAAAACTGTCTTTGCTCTGTCTCTGAATTCTTCGGAGAGTTCTTCACCAGATAGAAGAGCATTTACATCCTCTTCAATTTCATTTTCAATAGCAATGAATGCCTCCTTCATTGCCTTCTCTTTTTCGTCCTCTTCGTCCTCGTCTTCTTCATCCTCACCCTCTTCATCTTCCTCATCTTCTTCGGAAGATTTCTTAGCAGCTTCTTCTAGATCCTCTTCACCCTCTTCGAGTTCATACTCGTCTTCTACGAGCTCTTCATCTTCAATTTCTTCAGACTCCTCTTTCATTCCCTTCATTGGGTCTGCTGCTTTAGCACCTTTGTTAACTACATCTTTAACTTGTGCTAAAGTTGCTCCAGGAGTCTTCAGCTTTGCTGAATCATCGGTGGACTTATAGTTTTCTGGAGTAGGACCACCAAGGTCTTCCCAATTACCGGTTTGACCGGCAACTGCACCAGGTGCAAGTTTGTGCATTGGTTCTGCTGCAGAAGCATTTGCATTCACAGCAGTTTTAGATTGTTTAGTGCCTGTTTCCATTTCTTGTAAATTTTTACCACGGGACATTTGAACTCTCCGATTTACTTATATCGTGATTCTATATTTATTTATAAATTAAAGATTTGATAAAAAGTCTTGGAACAGATTGAGTTTCTGTTCGTCAAGTGCTTTTTGGTCAACTAATGTATTTATTCTCTTATAAGTCTTCTGTGCAAGCTGCTCACGAAGTATTCCACCTTCCCAAACCCATTCTTTGCCTTCCATAATTCCAGATACAAATGCATCAGGAGCAGAAGGATCTGCTACGATATCCGCAGCAGTTGCAAGCATGAAGTCTTCACCGACAACTGAATAACCTTCATTTGTTGGAAGCAATGAACCAACACCACGAGAAGAAACACCAAGCATTACACCTTCACCAAGAAGAGAAGCAGCAATCTTACCCATTGGGGTCTCTAGGATTTTTGCTTTACCAATAAAGTTGCTTCCATCTCTATAAAGTTCACAAATTTTATGTGAAACTCTGTCAAGATTTACAGTAGGACCATCAGGATGTCCGAGTTCACCAAGAGCACGACCCTTCTGAATGAAGTTTTCGTTGTATCTCTTGACTTCTCTCTCAAGAGTTCTCATTTCATAGAGTCTCTTGTTTCTGTTTGGTTTATCTGCTTGGAGGAAAATACCTTCAATAAAAAGGGATTTTTTACCGTTCTTTTCTTCGGTAATAACTTTTACCTTTTCGATTTCTTCTGTGATTAGTTTCATTGTTCTTAGTTGGTAAATCCTACTTTTGCTACTTTTACTGTATTTGCTGATGCAAAAATCACATCGGTTGGGAGTTTTTGTAAGAATTCAACTGTGCCAGTTGGCATAGTAAATGACAATGTAGTTGCTGCACCGACTGCAGTAGAAATACTTACAGTTGCTGCTGCTCCAGAACCGTTATATAATCTCACACAAGTTGCTTCACTAATACTAGAAGCAGTGCCAGCAGTAGTTGGCATTGCAATCTCAGTAGTGATTATTTTTGTTCTTTGCATTGGTATAATAAAGACTTTATTAGTTATTTATTAATTTACCTTTGTTCAATCCAGTTTAATACTGCAAGTACTGCTTTGTTGGTATTTGGGGATGCACAAGCAAGTGTATAAGTATCACTAATTGTTCCAATACCACTTCTACCTAACTGAATTGCTGCTTTTTCATCAACATTAATCAGTGCTGCACCACCACCAACAACAAATCCATTTAATAAAGTGTCTCCCCCAGTTAATGCAGTTTGAGTAATATTATATTGCATAAAAGAATTTGGATCTGGATGATCTACCCAAGTTCCTCCAGTCAGTGTTGCATTTTGAATAAGTTTCCAATAAACATTCGTGTTATCATTAGTTGCTGCCTGCAATGACCTCAAAAGCATTACACCAGTTAAATTATTACTCTTCAAACGAATACTTATAATGGGATAGAATGTATTTGCGGATGTCATCGTTGTCCCTGTGATGGGATTTGATATGCTCAAAAGAGTTCCAAGTTTTTCTGGTTCTCCTTCCTGAATCAGAGAATTAGAACCTTGATAAAGATAGTGAGTTCCTGCAACACCAGTTATATTTTCAATCTCAAGACGAATGGGAAGGAATGGAGTAGAACACCAAACTTTATCTTGAATATTTGAGTTATCAAAAGTATGACTTTTAATGGTTTCACCTTTCATTAACCAATTAAAATCCACTGTTCCTGCACCATACCACTCATAAGAAATGGAAATCATTTGTTGTTTTGTTGGGTCTGCGGTTACACCAGTCCAACCATTACCATCAAATTTTTCACCATTCCATTCATCTCTACCAACTCTTATTTCTGTAGTAATTCCAGTTGTAGATGTGCGAATTACATATGAATATGTTCCCCCATCATCCTCAAAATAAGCACCATTATAATCATCAAACAATCCAAATCTTCTGCGAATACCTACCTGCGGTGTTTCTAAACGAATTGCGAATGCAAGTGTTGCTGGTCTTCCAGGAATGTATCTCATTACATTCTTGGTTTGTCTGATGATTTTACTTCCTGCAGTAGAACCAACTTGCATAACCACATTACTAGCATTAACATTATGAGTTGCAGTTCCAACTCCAACTATTCTTTCATCCCAAACATCAGTCTCTTTTCCATACTGGAAAGTATTAAAGAAAACTGTTTGGAAAGGAGCAACTTTTAGTCTGTTGTTATTAGAAAACTGGGGTCTCCAGTCTGTCTGGTTTCCCCAGTGGTCTGCAATATTATAAACTTCAAATAAAGACCTTTCTTGATTCAGAAAGTCTTGTTCTTTTTTATTCCACTGTGCCATTATTAATCAGTCCAAGTTAGTCTTTCTGGTTGATATCTTTGTGCTTTTCTTACTTTTAAAGAATTTTCTGTGATTGGATAAACGTTATGAACAATAGCTCCAGGATATTCTCCCTGCAATTGTTCTGTGAGTTTATTTTTATCTAACATCTTTCCTTCTACTTCCATTCGATATAGTTTTCCTTCCCAAACTACATCTGCAAGAAATGATTCACCAACTGGTTCTGATGAATTTTCAGAACCGTTGATGTATAGATTTCCGTTGAAATCACCAGCAATATTAACTGATTCCGAAATAAATTGTCTGTATGATTTCATTTTAATAACTCACTCTTCTTCGGATGAATCATCAAGACCAAACATTGAAGCAGCAACATAAGGCTTTACTGCTTCAATTCTTTCTGCAGACTTAGTGAATAGCATTCCCTTAATTGCATCACTAATCTCTGCTGGAGATTCATCATTTGCAAACATTGCCAGTAGTTCTTCCATAATTCAATTAATTTAGATAACTATTTTTATTTATATTTCCCCTGCTTGGGGTTCCATTACTGGTTCTCCCATTGCAGCACCAGATTGTTGTTCTGGTGGTTGTTCCTGTCCCATACCCATTCCTTGGTCCATAGGTTGCATTGATGCTTGTTGTTGTGAAACAACAAGTTTAGGATCAACAATTAATCCTGCTTTAATTTCTTTCTGAATTTGCTTGTCAATTTCCTTAATTTCACCATCATTTTGCTTCAGAATCTTGGAACGAACATACTCCAATGAAAAATACTTTCCAATATATGGTTCCATTGCTGCTGCAGCAGCAAGTTTATCATTTAATAGTTCTGTATCTTTTAGTTCTGAGAAATGATTATCATACAAATAATCATATTGAATATGGTCCGAAAGAGTTTCCCAATCTTCTACGGATACAATATTCTTCAAAATAAGTTGAGTTTTCAACATATCATTGAAAAGATTTGAGAATCTCTTTCTCAATCTTCCAACAAACTTAGTGAACTTAATTTCATCTCTAAGAATTTCAGAAGAACGACCTAGACTAAATCCACTACTTGAATTTAATCTAGTTTCTGGTACGTTCAAAGAACGATAAAGTTTCTTCTGGAAATATTCAATATCTGCAAGTTCTCCAAGATTCTGACCACCAGGAAGTGTAGTGATTTCAGTTCCTCTACCACCTTCTCTACGTGGCAACCAGAAATCCTCAAGCATTGCCATATACTTGCGGTCATCACGAATCTCACCAGTATTAGCATCATATACCAACTTGTTGCGATAACGATTCATCACATCACGAAGATATTGCTCTGCTTTAATCTTTGGTAGATTTCCTACATCAATATAGAAAATTCTACGTTCTGGAGCACGGGACAATCTGTAGATAACCAAAGAGTCCTCAATCATTCTAAGTTGGTTGAGTGCTTTGATTGCTTTATGTAGATGTGATAGAACTGTCTGCTTATTTCTATCTACAAGTCCAGAGGTAACATAGGTAATTGAATCTGAAGAAATTCTTACTTGTCTTGCCTCGGATTTGAAATTAGAACCAGAGGTTGCAGTCATTGAAGAGAGTTGATTTGGATTATACAAATAAAACTCTTCAATTTCTGGGGGGTTAAAATCAATTACATTTGAATCCGAATTAATCTTACTTAGTGCGGATCTCAAATCCTTCTGATCTTTCTTTAATCTTCTGATGTGTCTTATTTTAAGAGGATCAATATATCGGATCTCTTTGATTCCCTCTTGTGGTTTGTTTATATCAATTACTTTATGATAAAAAATTCTTCCATCAATATACCAATTCCTAAAAATTTCATGGCACTTCTTATCGAAGTCCATAATTTCTTTGATATATTTAAATTCTTCTCTAATTTTATCCTTTAACTTATCACTTGCTGGTAAATTAGATAAATCAATCTGCAAAGGGGAATCATCGGAATCCGAAACAATTGCTTCATTTACAACATCTTCAATGGCACTATCAACCTCTGGATGAAGTGCCATTTCTCTATATCTTCTAACTAAATCTCCTTCAGATTTATATACTCCCTCAATATCAACATACTGTCCATAAAATCCACTAGACAGATAAAAATCTGATTTGTCCTCATCATTAGGAGGAACCGGAGAGACAATCTTTGAAGATTTATCTTCCGGTTCCTCGATTTTAAATCCAAATAATCTTGGCATTATAATATATTAGAAAAACTGTTTCTAATATTTATAATCTTAGTAGAAGTTCTCCGCAGTGCCGAAGATCTTAGTTCCCTCACTATCAACAGTATCCCACCATTGAACTTGTAAATCGACAGTAAATTCTTCAATTGCATCTGCATTATCATAAGATACATCAATTGCACTAACTGAAGTTGGGAAAACTCCATAAAACTTATATGCTTTGAGAACTGGCATTTTATCGTCAGTACCT